GATGCGCGACACGATGTTTGATGCTTCCAAAATGCCGGGCACTTCATGCCGAATAATGTAACGAAGTCCGCCGACAATCAGCGCGCAGCATGACAATATCGCGGCAACAAAGGCCGCCCATTCAGCTGGAGTCATCGCCGACCAAACGCCGTATCGTTAGGGTTTAGCCACCGAAGGATGACTGGCAGACTCGCGACTAGAGCAGCATTGACAATTGCAGGTGCATCCCAACCCACCGCTAGATACGTTGCTATTCCGGCTGCTAGAAAGGATCTTGCCCAACTTGCTGCTACCGCTTTTAGTTGTTCCATTTATGGGTTCTCCTGTTAGTAGAGGAATGCGAAACATGCTCGCATCGTTGTCGCCCAATTTTGTAAAGCTACAATGTATGTGTTTTTTGTGCGGATTAATTCCCTTGTAAACACGCCATTTGTAATTGCCACGCCAGCTTGCAATCTTGCCGTTAAATATTATGTAAGCAATTCGCTTATCAGATCTGGCAAGTATTCGTAACTGATCCGCAAGGTCGAACGCTTCGGATACATGGGATCGCAAGTCAGCGTCAATATCGAGGGCACGTACAATCCCCAAAACATCTGGATTGTGATCGGACTTACGAGCTGAATGGCGCGCGTCACCGATCCATCCATCCGAAACTCGATCTCTATCGGGGAATGCATCGTCTATTTGTTCCCGAAGTTGTTGTCCTGCCTTGCACAACTTAGGCACTATTTACCTACTTTAAGACCTTCAGGCAGCGGTTTTGAGTAATCCCATTTTGCGATGTATTGGATTCCGTCTCCATCGTCACGCAAAAGAATCGATCCAAAAGTTGGGTGAAAATCTGAATCGGTTATTTCCGAATAAGCATTCTTAATCATTTCGTCTAACGCCACTTTACGCTCCTAAAAATTGAACGAATAGATTTGTTGTATAGTCGGCCGTATCGCTATAACCATACAAAGTTTTCGCAGAAGATCCTGCGTAATATCTCAATTCGATATAATCTCCCACCGCTAAATTGGCTATTCCGTTGACGAATACGGCTTCATTTCCACCATTGGCGGTATAATCGTGAGAAAAAATACGAGTTCCGTTTTTAAATATGCCTACGCTGTTGGCGTTTGAATTTGTAGTCGTCATAGCGCATCCTGAAATGGCGTAATAACCGGCTTTTCCTGAAGGAATAGTTATGCGGCTAGTGTTTGTGCTCGTGCTATGAAATCCGTCTGTATCAAACCATTCGGAATCAAACGTAATGGCCGTTTCGGTATTGGCCGCTAGATAATTGGTACGACTTGCCGAGGGATAAATTAAACATCCTGAAAATGACGAAGAACCGCCACCTGCGGCAGCCCATTTTACTTTATAGGGCGAAACTGTTGTGTCAGCCGTTAAAACTTGACCCGTAGTACCGATTGGCAGATTGTCGAAAGTTCCTGATCCAGTTCCAATGATGATGTCGCCTGCCGCTGTGATTTCTGTTGCCATCGCGTTTGTAATAGTTACAGTTCCCGAAGTACCGCCGCCGCTAATGCCAGTTCCAGCGGTTACACCTGTGATGTCACCTGAGTTACCGATTCCAACCCAAGCGGAACCATCATAAACTTCGGTGGCATTTGTATCTTTAAGGTATGTCACCATTCCCTCAGATAAAACGCTCGCTAATGCAGTAGTGCGAGCTGCAGCGTTGGCAAAAACCATGACCACTTGCTCTTGCAGATAGGTGTTTACTTGGGCAGCCGTTAAGACGTCTCCCGTGTTAAATAATTTATAGCCTGCGCCTGCCATGTGTCTCCTTAGTAGCTCAAGACGTCTTCCCCGATTATACCGCTAATCGTGCTATTTAACACGAATCCGGCTAATAGGGGTTCTGCGGTGTAAAGGGTGGTGTTCCAAGACGATCGAGTAATATCGTGATGAATGCCGTTGACAAGACTTGCCTGAGTGATGCTGGATGACCCAGGCATGGTCTTTGTAACTGTTACCCCATCGAGAAGTTCAATATCAACGCCGGCCTTGGGCTTGTTCGGGTTTGTATCGTCATAAAGGTTTAACTGAATGCTATCGATGCGAATCTCTGGATCTTTACGGGTTGCCAAAATGCCTTTGGCTTGATTCAGCGATTCGGTATCCGTTTGAACGAGGATGCCTTGGCGGTTGCCTGAATGTAAGAAATAGGTGTCAATGGATGTCTGATCGAAAGCGTTCTGAGCCGTACCACCATCGCGGGTAACAGTCACATCATTGAGGATTTGAGTATCATCATAGGCGACCACGGCATTTGTGTAAGAAATATCTGATCCAGTATCGGAGAAGCTGTAAAGAGAAGTTGCCGGACGGCTTATCAGATTAGTCCGGCTTATGAATGTCGCTTGACCCTCAGCATCGATAAAGAAACCGCCAAACTCGCTCGCCTCAACTGTTTGAAGCGCATCCCAAGCATTGCGGGTTGTTCCGGGGTCTGCCTGAAGGGTCGAGTCCCCCGCATCGATAGATCGTAGGCTCACTGGAAAAGAAATGTCATCAAGAATGGCGTTTACGCGCGCACCCGATAGTTGACTCGCTGGACTGTTGGGAACTGTCGTTATTCCTGAGCCAGCCAATAGTTTTGTCGCATCCACGCACCGAAGGGTTACAGTCGAAAGATCCTCGTTGCCTTGTCTGAATCCTGTGTCATAGTCTGTGATAAAGCCTGAAAATAGATAATAATCAACGCCAAGATAGGTCGCATAAATAATGATTTGACGCAACGGCACAAGGTTGGGGTAATAAGCCCCGTTGGGATTCATGGGATTCCAGTCGCCGTTTTGATCGTAGAGAATGACGTCTGCCGCGCCGAACTCGAACTTGGAGGTAATTCGATTCCTGCCGCGCCTGATACCTACGCGAGTTACCAGATTTGTAATTTCTACTGGTAACACTCCAGAACCGAGACGATTTGTGCCTAAAATGCCTTTTGTTGCCGAATCTAGAATTAAGGGATTAGTCTCATAAGCGGTATCGGAATCAAAGTCAACAAAGACTCGCAGCGTAGGAGCAGACATCAGATTTCCAAGGTGCTAAGGAGAATCTGTTTTCCGGTCTTTTGGATGCGGTAAATATTGTCGGTGATCATCTCAACTAGATCATTTTCTCCGATTACTGTACCTTCAACATTTACGTTAACTGTCGTGTTATTTATTGGATTGCCGTTTGCATCTAATCCAAGAGAAGCAAATAATTGTGCAAGATAAAAATCGTTCATGGCATTCGCCGCATCTGCCGCAGCCGCGGCCGCTTCGGCTGCCGCTAGTGCAGCTTCAGATTCAGCCAAGGTAGCATCTGCATCGTTTGAAACTGCCATCGCAAGGGCTAAGGTGGCCTCAGCGTGAGCCAATGTACCCGGCTTCAATCCTGAGTCATCGGCTTTCTTAGTCCAGTCAAACATTTCGCCATTAATGTAGACGTATTTTGCGTCAACATCCATGCGCTCAAGGGTTGTGACTGTCATATTCTTTTGATCAAGCTTGAGACCTTTTTCTGCAAAAAGTGTCTCAATTGGAATCTTGATATTAAGTGTTTTGAGAAGTCCCTGAATCTTGGCAATTGTGGCAGGCCAATCCGCAAAAGGATCGCCTACCATTTCATCAAGGCTGTCTAAAAGTGTGGCTAATTCTTGAGCGGCAGCTTCGGCCTTGATTAATTGACCTTCTAGAATAATAGCGCGCTTTACGTCCTCATCAAGAATGGCTTGCATGAGTTCTAGGCGTAGGCGTTCAACTTCGTTAATTTGACCACCGAGAGCGGCTGCAATTTGAATGCGTTCCATGTCAAATCGCTTGGCTATTTCGCCAAGAATGCCATCTTCTTTTTTCTTCTTATTTAAAGCTTCCTGAGCTTTGACTTGCTTTTTGGTTAAAGCTAGCAATTCTTTTGCGCGTTTAGCAGCTTCAGCCTCAGCCTTTTTACGAGCCGCCTCGATTTTAGTTTGAGAATCTAAAGATCCGCTGATTGTCATTGGCGTACTGAATGGGGCAGGTTTGACCTTACCCATCGATCGAGCGAAACTCAGGCTGCTCCCAAGCGGATTCGTAACGTCAAAAGATTTGATGAAGTCGAATAGCGTTGATCCGTATGTGCGGACATCCTTAAAGGCGTTAACAAGATTAGCCACGCCGCGAGTTGTATCTGCGACAGCATCTCCAAATCTTTCCATGGCAGTTGTCGTACCACCGATGCCTTTATCGCCGCCAAGGATCGAGAAAGCGTCCAAAAGACCTTTACCAATTGTCTCTTGCATATTGTCAAAGGCGACTTTGAGCAGCGACATTTTTCCAGCGTATGTGTCAAGATTGGCTTGATTTTGTCCTGCGAATTGCTCGTTAAGCCGTTTTGTTATTTCCTCGAATGACATCGAGGTTAGTTCGGCTTGAGATAAACCTAGATTATATTTCTTGAGTCCGCGCGTGTTGCCAATGTAAGCATTGGCAAGATCTTGTGCGACTGTGGTCAGATTTTCTCCACTACCCGCGCTTACGTCTAACGCCGTGCCAAGTAATGCTTGAGATTTTGCAACGCTGCCAGTTGTCGTAATAAGTGACTGGAATGCGGGTCTTAAACTGTCATCGCTTACGCCGCTAGCGGATTCAAGATCAGAAATAAATTGACGAATGCGAGCATCTTCGAAACCTAAGCCTAGGTTGGCGACAGTTTTAGTCAGACGGGAGGCGGCAGCTTCATCTTCCATAAAAGCTTTGACCGAAGCCTTGCCGAATGCTGCTATTTGTTGAACAGATAAAACACCTACAAGGGTTTTACCTAAAGATTTGAAAGAATCATTAAGACCGGTTGTCGCCTTATCGGCTTGCTTAAAACCTTTATCCTTGAACTCCGAGGCAATATCAATGCGAATATTTGACATCAAGCGGCCTTTCTAACTGTTGCGCGCTCTTTTAGAGCTTTAGCAGCTTTATCAATAGCTTTGAATACAGCATCAAGAGCCTTGCCTTCATTTTCAACATAGGCAGCATAAAGTATGCGACCGGTATTCTTTTGACGGCGATCGATTGATTTCATTGGCCCAATGCCGTTCATGCCCGCAATAAAACGACCGCCAGCTTGCGGATTATTGCTTTGGCTTCGACTGCTTCCGCTTGCGCCGCTCAAACGTCCTGCTGTTTCGGCGATTGCGCCAGACGCGGACTTATTCAATAAAGAATAAAGGCTTGCGAATCCTGATTGATTACGTTTTCCACGCCCAAGCGAATAAGTCAATCCGCGGCGAATGACGCGAGCATTGTATTTAGGAAATGCAGTTGCGCGTGAAGTACGGCTAATGCTTTCTTTGCCGTTATCTTGCCAATTATAAAGACCACCGGGAGCTTGTGAAAGAATCTTGCTTTTAGCGTCATCGGTGACTTCTTTGAGTGCAACGCGTATCTCAGCGTTCATTTCTTTAAGTAAGTCAGGGGCGAATTTCTTGAGAGCTTTCTTAAGCTCTGGTACGCCTTCGACTACGACTGGCATTCTCTCGCTCTCTTGCCTGTTGCTTCAAAACCTCATAAAAGGCTTTGAGCAAATCTAAATCCATGTTGATGAACTCGCTCGGCGCGATCCCTGTATGAATGCTCAATTGAGCTATTCGATACGTAAAGGAATCGCGCGTTAGCCATTTGGGGAATCGTCTGCCACCACATCCACGGCAGCTAACGTGTCAAGAAACGCAGCTCCGAACGGCTTAATGTCCGGTGCATCCGCGCGGCGCAGACATTCCCAAGCAAGCCAATAAATATGCTCTTGTTTTTCATCTTCACGAAAGGCTTTGTGAAAACCTTTGCGAAACTGCTGCTCAAAAGCGTATTCGACGGCGGGAGTAATCTGGTGAGTAGATTTAGTCCCGTCAGCCCTCGTCACTATTAACTTTGCCATGCCCATTTCTCCTTGTTAGAACGTACCTGCTGCGTTAACAGTTAACTTAGAGTTTAGCGTAAAGGTGATGTCCTGTGTCGCCATATCCCCTGTCGCGCCGTTAACGGGGGTTAGATTGTTTACGAGCACGTCGAATTCGTAAACCGGGTTCGTTGCGCTTACTGCCGTGCCTTTTTCCTGAATAACCTTGCAAGCGACAGTTGTGCCGAATGCGCTATTAAGGGTCTGGAGCACGTTTGTTGATGCGGTGTCGTTCAAGAGTGAAACTGTGAGTGATCCCGATTCCAAGCCCTTTACGAACTTGTGCGCGGTGTCTCCCATAGCAGTAACTTCGAGCTCATCTGCTGCATAATTGAGAGTGAGTGAAGTAACATGGTCGCTAAGATCGACAGAGTTGATCTTAAAACCGACCTTGTTGTTTAAGAAAATAGCCATTGTAGGTTATTCCTCGTCTTTCTTAGCGGTTGCGGGTTTAGGTGCGCTTGGAGCTGCTTGACCAATCTTGATCAAGAAAGCCTCGCGCTCTTTGTCATTATCAGCCATTTTTTAGCTCCAATCGGATAG